AGCCATGCTCCATGCAGTGGGCTATCGAAAGACGCTCTTCTTCATCCTCACTTACGTCCTTTACAAAAGGCTTTTTGTAAGGATTGAAAATACGAATATCAAGAGGGGTCAGCTCGTTTTCTACGTACTCGCGCCAATCCCTTCCGCTGGCGTACTGCATATGTCCCACTAAATAAGTACGAGTCTTATATAAAACATTCATATAATTTTATTTTTTTAAATTATATTTTTCTTTCATCAAGGCCGTTGCTTCTCTTTCTACCTTACGCAAAGCCCCTTTTGCGTAAGTCTGCACTTTTTTGTGGTGTTTGTTTTGCGGGCTCTCTTTCACAACTTGATTATAGTGCTCCCCTACGCTGTGAATTATTTGAATCATTTCGTAGTAAGAAATATACATTAAAAATATTTACACTATACTTTTTCATTTTCTTAATTATTCGTTAAAGGCCTTCCAAGCTCCGACAAGAAGATAGATAATAAAAATGAAAACCCCTGTCTTCCACACGTTTACAAACCAATTATCGTTCATTGTCGCCTCGTTCTCTCCAGTACAAATTTCCTAATTTTAAGCACCATCCCTTTCTCTGACGCTTGCTCAACCCATTTCGGGTTAAAAATAAATGTTCCGTCATCAAATTCTATATCTACAATTGAATAACTAACTTTCAGTCTAAAATTTTCAAAACCTCTCCAAGAAAAGAAATCAATGACATCCGAAAGCTTATCTGCGTTTTCTTTCTGGAATTTGTACCTTTCTGCGCTTTTCTTAAGTATTCTTAGTCTTTTCCTTCGTTCCTCTTCCGACAGGTGAAAAAACTTTTCGTGCAATTTTCTCTTTTCTATTTCTTTTACCGCCTCAAGTAGGTCGCCTGCTTTTAATTTAATAAAACGTCGGATATGCCCGCCCCCTGAGGGGCGCTTTTTCTTTGTCGGGACGTTATAAAAAAACTCTCCAGACTTATTGTTCCAAATACAGTCAAATCCGTTAATCTTTTTTCTCATTTTTCCCTCCTTAAAAGCTCATTTTTTCTAAAAACATGAAAACGTTCTCTTATAAGGACACAGATATCTTCTGCAATCATTCCCCTCGCAGTCGAGGACGTTAAGTTCGCCGCCTCCTGCCCCGGTCCGTAGGAGGCATATTTTTCCAAGATTTCAGATATTATTTTTTTCATTTTTTTCTACATCTTCTAGAACTTTTTTTTCTACGCCCTCCCAAAATTCTTTCAGTTTTTCAGTGTCAACCACACTTGATAAAAATAAATCACGATTGACTTTTACTGAATATTTAATTCCCTCACGAGACTCAGTCTCTGAAACATTAAAGGTCACTTCACTGGTGTTCTGAGTGCCTTCGGATAAATCCAAGGTTCTTTCTATCTTGTGCATCTTTGCAAATAGTAGCAGTTACTTGCTCTTATGTCAAGCAATAAGAGTGTAATCTTTCTTATGAATTTGATTATTGTTTCTAGCTTGTCTTGTAACGAAGGGCTGTATTTTAGATACATAACTATGATGGCAAAAACAGAGCTAAAATACGACATTCTCTTGGAGGCGGAAAAAGAAAAGATTGACTATTATTTTAAATTATTAAAAAGAAAAGGCTGGTTTGATTTTGTTGATGATTTTGTGCAACCTGAGTGGGCAGAAGAGGGAGTAAGAATCGACAGAAAACTGGACTACCCTAGAACAGTCAAAGTTGATAGTATAAGATGCGAAAACACCTTAAGTATTCTCGGCCAAATTAAATCATTAAGGAATATCTGAGTAGTACTCTTCAATTTCCTCGGCTATTATTATGGCTAAGATTTCTCTAGTCTCAGGGTCTTTAAGACTGCCTCCGCTTTTGCTGAAAATTTCAATTGTCTGGCGTATTTTCTCTAATAACTCCTCGTCTTTTTTGTTACCTGAAACAAGAGAAGAATCATAATAATCTTCGCCATTGCTCGCATGAAACTCCATAGGTGCCCTTTTTAGCTCCCCCATTTTCTGCTCAAAAGTTCTTTCAGGGCTTTTAAGTGAAAAAGTGTCCAGCTTTCTCCTGTGGTTCTCTCTAGGCCACCCTCCTCGTAAGCCTCTAATTTCCGGTGCAAATTCTCTTTCTCTGCCTCTTCTATAATTTGACCCAAAAGATCTAAGGCTATTCTTTTGTTTTCCATTACTATATCTTATTGAAATATAGGGTTATTTTTCAATTTTTCTCCAACGACATTCGTTATACAAAAACCTGCTCAGTGCCGAGGCAAATTTAGCAACAGTGCTTTCTGGCTTATCCCAGAAGAATGCATGAGCAAATTCATGAATTGAGGTGTTTAATTCGCTCTGTTTGGTGAGGTAGGGGCTGATTTGTATCTTGGGCGCATCATCTTTGGGATTAGAGCAAATACCGTCTGCGCAGAGTCTTCTGTCCGGCTTCCTGAAAGTAACTTCATATTCAATGCCTGAAGCATTTTTAAATTTAAATGATACTTTCATCTTTTTACGGGGCATTTTAGGAACACGCTCCTTATCTGAGGTTACACTACAATAAACTTATTGGCAAATCCTCCACTTCAATTTTTAAAAAAATGTCTTCTTTGAGCTTCTTAAGGATCTCATTTCTAGAAAATCCCTCAGATTCTGCCCAAACCCACTTATGGACATCTACAGTATAAGCCTGAAATCGGCCTGTTTTTTCCGAGACTGACAATAAAGCGACCCTTTCATCATTATGAAAAATTACTGCATTTACGCTGCCGGTTGATTTAACGTGCGTATTTCCTCCTAATTTTTCGACTTCTCTCCTAGTCTGATAAATTTTTCGTCTAAGAAGAGGGTTCATTTTAGAATATAATAAAGAACATTAAGGGCCAAGCTAACTCCCAAGACAGAAGAAAGAATAATTAAAATTAAATAATTCCGATCTAATAAAATAGATTTTTGAGATGAAGACTTCTTTTTTCGCGGTTTTTCGAGATGATTTATCTTTTTTTCTGAGAATTCTGAGCCCGGGACCAACCACCAATCATCTCCGTTTCTTATGGCCCAAGTCGTTTTTGTGCCCGCCCACCATCGCCCGCTTTTATTTTTCTTGGTGATCTTCATTCTTTTTTAATATTACACCTAAAACAGCATATAATTAGGAACAAGGGGTATGAAGAAAATCTTTAGGAGAAGCCTGTGGTTCACTGCGATAATTTTGCTTGTCGTTTGCGTTTTTTTTGGGTTTAAATACAGAACCGCCCATATAAACGGCGATAGCATGGAACCAACCTTTAAGGATGGAGATTGGATCATAATTGAAAAGAATCCATGGCTAGGTAAAGACCGGGGACCAGACAGGTTTGATATCGTTTTAATTGCCCACGAAGAAGACGAGCTTATCTGCAAAAGGATAATGGGTTTACCGGGAGAGACTATAGAAATCAAAAATGGTGAAATTTATTTAAATAACAAAAAACTTATTGACCCGTTCGGGCAAGGTAGAAAAATAATTTATAAATTCACCGACTTTAGTGGCAATGAACTGGATTTTCTGCTCGCAAATGAAGATAAAATTGTTATTCCGGTGCACTGTGTTTGGCTTATTGGCGATAACAGAGAAAGCTCTTGGTTTGGGTTCCTGCCAGTTGGAAATATAAAGGGGCTTGTCGTCTTGTAGGGGTGTAAATACTTGCGTGGATGAAAGTAAATTGTTATTCCTAAATGGCGTAGGTATAGAAATAAAAGAAGACCCTTCGGCTCATTACCCTTTTGGTTCTTGGATGAGGACTGTTGTATACATATACGATGGCCTTAATGACGTAAGCGAAAAAGAAATCAAAAGCATTGTAGCATATCTATACGATGAGGGATTTATAATGGATAGAAGAACCGCGGTAAAGATAATAAGAAAAGGCGATACCAAATAAGCTTACCACAAAATAAAATCGTAATTTTCTTCCTCATCCCAGTTGATCCAGTCTACCTCGTCATCACTCCCTTTAGATTTTTTCGCTCTTTTTAGTTGGGAATGACAAACGGCTGCCCGCTGTCTCTGGTTTGGAAATTCCTCAATCATTTCAGGATCACTCATGCAATCAGAAATAAACGATTTCTTTTTCTGGTCTCCGCGTGGTGATGGTAACGGCATGATTTATGAACCGCATTGGCAAGGGTTACTCCCGCAGTCTGGGCATAACCCGCCGTTGCCACGCGCGAGGTTTGTTATACTTTCGCGACGACGGGCGTGTTGTTTTGGGGCGGTTTTTTCTTTTTCTTGGGAAGCTTTTTCTTCCTCTATCTTTACGCATTTTTTGCCGTCTTCGCTTATTTTATAACCGGGGTTACATTTCGGCGGATAACCCGCTTTTTTATCGGCGCGTAATTGTCTGATTTGCTCCGTAAAATCAATCTCTATTTCGTCGCGATTCATAGCCAGAAACTATTACACAGAAAAAGCGCAACAGAGGCACTTAAAGTGCGTGTTGCGCTCCCCCACTCCCTTGTTGCCTCAATTAATCTCCTGTTCTAAAGGGTTTAATTTCTCTTTCGACTTTCGTTCGGAGAATAGTAATTTTACGTATCATGAATGGAAATTCTTTTTTAGTAGCTTCCTTCTTTTCGTTCTCCTCGCTTTCCTTTTCTTCCCTTGGCGTATTTTCAATTGGCATTTTTTTCAAGTCTTCTTCGCTTGGCATGGGTTCCTCCTTATTAATCGCCCACATGATTTTATGCTTTTCACAAAATTCTACCATCCTGCGTACAGGTACAATTAAATTAAACCCTTCCCCTGCTCCTCGGACCAACATTCCTACGTACCTTGCTTTACCGTCGTGTTTAAGGTATACTCCGCCCCCAGAACTTCCGGGGAAGGCCGTGCAGGTAGTCTGATCAAAGATACGTTTGTTTAAGCTTTTAATAACTCTGCCGTGCTGAGAATAAATTCCGTCCGTCATGCTGTTCGCTCCAAATTGACCGAGCAGACTTCCAACGTGCAAAAGATCCGTGCCCAATGGGGGAATATCTTTTTCTAAGTAAAACACCACACTGTCCGTGACGAAATTAAACTTACGAACCCGAAGTAGCGCAAGATCGTGACCATCTTCGCTTTCTGAGTATTTTAATACTTCCGCGTCCATCTGGAGGCGACCGACTGTTCGCCCATCTTGCCTAATCTCTTTGATGATTACTGGGTCTTTAAATTCCACCAAAGTTTTTGACGTGCCTCGTACAAGAATTTTTCTTTCTGATCGAAGGTTGTCTACGACATGGGCTGCAGTCCATACGAAATTTACTAGGTTTCCTTTAGAGTCCTTCCTAGTGAAGATTACCCCCGAGCCCTCGCCCGCGGAAAAACCGCTTTCTGACCTAATTGTCACAGATATATCTTGAAGATGTTCTGCCGTGGTCTGTTTTTTTTCGGCTGCGAACAACGAAGTTGTAAGAGCGAAGCCAAGGATTAATGACGTTAGTGCTTTCATCGTTTACTTATGATATGTCGCAAGCCACAAGGTTAACAAAAAATTTTAATTATTTCTTAAAAAGTTTTGATATTTTATAGTCTCTTTCTGTGTTAATGTCAATTGACTCTGCCTCTGGCGTCACAAATAAATAGGGCTTCTTTCCAAAAAAATATCTATTCTCTTTCATTTGCTTATGTTTTTGGATAAAAATTGCTCCGTTTTGTTTGTACATTTTCGGTAACTCTTTAGCAAGGATGTGTCTTTTTTGCCACGGATTGTAGTTTAGGGGCTTGTGCTCTTCATTCCAGATATGTTCTTGTAAAACGTCTACAGATAGAAGTGAATCATGGTGGCTTCGGGTTAAAAAACATCCTACTGCGTTGTCGTACGTTCTTGGCTTTATTAGAGGGTTGGTGCAGTGCGCCCACACGACGACATCCGTCTCAATAAGGCAGCACATATTCCAAATCATATCGTTGGCGGAGCAGATATCCTCGTCACAATATTCGTCGGGGCGTTCTACTGCTTTTGCCCCAAGGTCCTTTGAATAATTTAAAATTTCTTCGCAATCAGAACCAACTATGACTTCGTCAATTTTTTTGCACTTGGAGAGCTGAAGAATCTTGTGACCGAGTATTGTCGAGTCGCCGAATGGCAGCATATTTTTATTCGGCAATCTTTTGCTTTCTTTTTTCGCCACTATTATTGCTGAAATTTTCATTCTTGCTGAGGTTTGCTTTCTTTTTTCATTTTGTTCTGTATCGTTTCGTGCCACCCGCCACTGTAGCGTCGGGGCGTATGGACTGCAGTCTTTTGTTTTTTTCTATCTCGTTCTATCTCTGAGCCAAAAATTAACTCGCCCTCTCTTAGGCTTCTCGTCTGACTTTTCTTTAACGCTTCCTCAAGCGGGACATACTCCATGTATTGATTAATTTTTGAATCAGGGGTGCAGGAACGAAGGTTTACTCCGTGACGAGGGCTCTCCTTGGTAATCCATTTATAGAAAAGGTTTGTTTTATCGTGTGCGCTCTGGGCGTATTCCGCATTTTCTTTCGACAGTTTTCCTTTGTAGTGGTAGTCTCCATTTTCATTGCTTAAATCTGTCCCCAGCAAATAAATGTTTTTCGCGCCCATCCATATTAATACATGGAGCGATAAGCCTGTAACCGACCCAGTCCAGACGAAGATAGCCTCATCATCTTTCCTTTTGAAAATTTCATTTGAATTGGCCCATTCGCAATCCGCGTAGAAAAGATTAGGACAGTGGTGGCTTATCTCAACGCCCTCACAGGACCTATTTTGGTAGCCCCCTCTCATTATCTTCATGAACGACTCAAAATAGATTTTTCTAGGATAACAGTGAGGATCATCCACTCCAAACCAGATGTCTGGTCGGATGTAAGGGTAGCTATTGTTCAACCCAACCGTTAATACTCCGGGGACCTGCAAGTCAAAGGGGTTAACTTTTTTTAAAGATGGACCAGACCCGCATATGTATACGTCTGTATTTAGGTTTTTCTTGGCCAAGGAAAATTTTCTCATTCCCTTGCCTGTCTCGTACCAGAGGGGCATTATTCAGTATTCCTCCATTTCTCTTCGTTGTAAAGGAATCTGCTTAGTGCGTCTGCTAATTTTTTTACATCTGTTTCTGGTTTGTCCCAGAAAAATGCATGAGCAAATTCGTGAATTGCCGTATTAAGAATTGTTTGGTCCGAGTTGTGCGGATTGATATAGATTCTAGGTGATTCGTCTTCTGGGTTCGTGCAGTATCCATCGCAATCTTCGCCAAAGTGTGCAGAATTTGGTTTCCTGAGAATTACCTTATACTCAACTCCGCTCGCGTTTTTAAATACAAATTGTCTTTTTTTCATCCTCTATCTCCTTTCAGGATCGACTTGCCGTTGTTCCTCAGTCAGTAGTGTTTGCAATGTGGCGCGTAGGCGACCCCGGGCGCGATGAGCGCGCACGCGCACGCTCACGGTACTCCAGCCAGTAAGCTGGCGGATTTCCTCGCCACTGCGTCCCTCTATACTTTGTAATCTGATGACCATTCGGTCGGCCGCGGAGAGTTTGTTTAAAAGTTGCTCGAGCAATTCGCGGGCCTCGCGTTTTTCCATCTCACGGTTGCAGTCATCGGAGCGCAGCCAGTCCAAGGAGGTCTCGCCGAGATCATCAAACCCGGTTTCCTTGATGCGCCGGGTGACGTAACGGATGTGATCCAGCGCCACGTTAACGGCGATACGGGAGATCCAATGCTGGAAGGGCGCGCTGGCGCAGTATTGGCCAAGGCGGCACCATACCTTTAAAAAGGTGTCCTGCGCCAAGTCTTCCACACGGTGGTTGTCGCGTTCGTATCGGGAGAGGATGGCAAACACTCGTTTCTTGTGGCGCTGAATCAGCTGGGCAAAGGCATTCTGGTCACCCTCCCGGGTCCGATCCACTAGGGCGTGGTCGACTTGAGCGGGAGTCGGGCTCAATCTGGCAGCTTCCTCGTTCAAAAATTTTTTACACATATAGTATAAATTGTCTTTTCTTTATGACTTTCTTTAGGGCCATTTTCTCCGCAAATTCATCCACCGCTTTCTTCGGTCCCTCTTGGCAATGCCAATCCCTCCAATCATAGTCATCTCCACATAAAAAACCACCTTTCATTATAAGGGGGTGATAATAATTTAAATCTTTTAAAACAAATTCATAGCTGTGATTTCCGTCTATGTAGACCCAATTAAAATAAGCTTCTGGAAAATTTACGTTTGTTGAAAAATCTTTATGAATCTCTACTCTAGCGTCATTCTTAAATTTTTCTTGAATATCTTCAAAAATTGAGTCCATCCTCTGCTGTTCTATTGAGTACCATCTCCCCGCGTGCTGTCTACATGCTCTCCCCGCAGAAACACACATACGACACCGAGGGGCATATCTACCTTTGTAGTTGGGTTGACTCAACCAAGGATCAATTAAATGAAGTTTCGCCGGTTCTTTTTTTAAAATTTCAGAAGAGAAGCCTCCTTTCCAAACTCCAATCTCAGCGCAAATATCTCCTTTACCTATATATCTTATTGGCTCTCTCATAAATTTTTTCTAAAAATAAAATGGTAGCCCGTATGGGAATCGAACCCATCTCTCAGCCTTGAAAGGGCTGCATCCTAGCCGATAGACGAACGGGCCATCCGTAGCGAAGGCGGGACTCGAACCCGCATGGCGATCCCGCCGACAGATTTTAAGTCTGTTGTGTATACCAATTTCACCACTTCGCCAAATTTGGTGGAGGTAACCGGATTTGAACCGATGACATCCTGCTTGCAAAGCAGATGCTCTACCAACTGAGCTATACCCCCACTGGAGTCAGAGACCGGATTCGAACCGATAACCGGCGGTTTACAAAACCGCTGCTCTACCATTAAAGCTACTCTGACTTTGGTCGGGACGGCAAGATTCGAACTTGCGACATCCTGCTCCCAAAGCAGGCGCGCTACCAGACTGCGCTACGCCCCGATGTGGAGCGAGCGAAGGGAATCGAACCCTCATCAAGAGCTTGGAAGGCTCCCGCACTACCGTTGTGCTACGCTCGCGTGCGAGTAGAAGGATTCGAACCTCCGACCAACACGGTGTAAACGTGCCGCTCTGCCACTGAGCTATACTCGCCAAACTTTTGGGTCCTCTCGTCTTTTGCGCTGCATATACTCTCTTTTCTGTTTCCTCCTGCGCTCTAGGTCACTCTGGTCATACTTTTTTCTAGCCTTAGCCACCGCCCTCTTTCCTTTTCTCGTCTTGAAATATTTCTTCTGACTTTCATATATATCGTCCACCCATAGAGGGTTTTCCTCGTCGGTTTTAAGTCCGTTTTTTTTTGCTCTCGCACTTGTTCTGTTAGGTATATCGTCCACCTCCAAGTTCGACACGGCTCCGCGGAAAAAAATTCATTTTACCCACAAAAAACGTGAGGGGAAATTTAACCCCTCACGTTTGCGATGCGCCCGCCTACCCAGAAGATTTTAAGAAAAGACTTCTTTCAAGACGCTACTCCCCGTTTGTACTCTTCGCTTGTACTCTTCGACTTGAGCGCTCGAAGCCATTTCAAGATCAGAAGTCTTCGCTGAAAGGAGGTTGTCTCCATGAAACGAGACCACCACTGAAGAAGCGTTAAGGTCTTTGCTGCGGACTCTTTCTGATCGACCGCGTTTCTTGTTGAAGTATAGGCTACCGTTTTTTATTTCGCGTATGTGCATGTCTTAGATACTAGCATTCCCTTGCTTTAAGGTCAAGAAAAAAAATCCCGCTGCTTGATGCAGCGGGTGTGCCTAGTTTAACAAAAGATTAATTATTATTCTCTCTCGTTTCGAAGGCACTACCTTCACCTGTTGTAGAGGCGGGCGAAGGTACTGCCGGGGGCGGCTGCACCTTTCTTTCGGTCCTCCCTGTCGGTGTTGGCGTGGCCGAATTTGCTTGAGAAACAGACTCAATTTGTTCTTGAGTCGTTTTGTTCAAGTTAAGGACCACGTAGCCGGTCAGGCAAAAATTAAGAGCCAAAAGGACTACTGCTGCCCTTGCGTAGATGGTCTTAACCGTTGTCATTGTTGTTCCGTTGTTGTCTGTCGTTTCTGTGTTGTTTTCTGTCATAGATTTTATTAAGTTATCTTATTGTTCATCTGTATGGCCCGTATGAAAGCTTTTGATTTTCTCTTCTAGCCCATCAGAAATATCCATTTCAATTTCGCCCCTAGTAATTAAACAGTTCATTTTATCCTCAATTTTGCTTCTCCGCTTCGTATCAAGGAACAGGGGGTCTTCTTTCTCGAGGGACTCTGCCTCTGCCCATAGTCTTTCCATCTCACTTTTCCACCAAGAGATCGACTGTTGGCTTAGTTCACACTCCATTATCAGGTGTTCCTTCTTTTGCTCTTGTTTGCTACTACTCATTCTTCTGTTTCAATCGTTATAATATATTCGTTTTTATTGTCTTTGACAAGAATTTTTATTTCTTTATCCTCTCCCACTGATGATTCAACAATTTTTTTGTAAAAACAATCATGACAAAAAATGTTATTGGTTCTCGGCGGGAAAGTAAAATATGCGAGTTTTTTGTTTTCGTAGAGAGTTTGGTAGTCTTCCTTGCTGTATTCGACAAGACACTTGACGCACTTGATCCTCTTTCTCGTTGTCCGTTTGTGGTTTATAACCGTGGTGTGTAACATTCTGACTCATCCCTTTATCACCTCAAATTTTTCCCCCGTCTTTTTCTCAAGTTCTTCCGCATAGCCCTCAGCCCAGTCTTTCCCCTCCTCGGAAAGGGGAAAGGCTCCCTGTGTTCTCTTTCCGAATTTTGATCTAACCAAATAATACTTATAAATCTTTTTTCTCATTTTTTCTTCCATAGGCCCCTGAGAAGCTCTGTGGTAAATGGATCATCTTTTGCTAACTGATAAGGTCTAGAGAAAAATAACGCTGAGGTTTCAGCAAAATATTCCATATGGTTTACTGCTGCGTACTGGCCTTCATACTTTCTTTTATTAAGCAGGAAACATCTCCATATGGGTTCGTAGGAGGCACCGTAATTTTCTAAATGATAGAAGTGGGCTATTTCGTGAATGATATTATGCCGCGCGTCTTCCTTGAGACTACTAGCGAAGTTTTTCGGGTTATGTATAATTATCGAGATATTCATCTGTTTTGTGATGCCTCTATCCCAATTGCTTTGATTATTTCTTATGTAAGACATCCCCTTTCTGCTGTTGAATCTATCATACATTATAAAAAATTTTAAATTTTTCTTCTTTGCTAGTTTTATGCAGTGTTCTGGTAGTATCTCTTTCATTTCTTTTAGAATTGGCTTTAGAACGGCTAATACTTCCGCTTCCGTTTCGGGAGACAAAAGTTTATCTATGTTCACGTGCCACCCATGATGGGTAGAAAGAGAGAAATCACGGACCGGAATCTTATAATTATATTTAGCAGAGCTTGCTGAGCTAACGAGCCAGAAGAACGCGAGAAGGATCAATAATGACTTTTTGTTCATAAGACCAAATTATATAGAATTCTTGGTATTTTTGTCAAGCCTAAAACCTTGCTATCTCTTTGCCTTGATGAAGAAATATTAGGGTTTTGGCATTTAAGTGCTCTTTGACTTTCTCTATCAAACTTTTGTGAGCCCCCTCTGTGGAGGTTACCATGGTTTTGTAAGATTCGATGGCAACTCTTACTCTAGAGTCCTGAGTACATCCACACCCCCCAAGGGTTGAATGACAGACGGCTGCATAATTTTGTGCGATAGACTTCTCTTCGTCTGTCATGCTACTTACGAAGTTGCCCTCTCTCAGTTTAAAAGAAAAGAAATCGAACAATTGCATGTGGTGGTTAAAAGAATACTCATCAGGACTATTTTTTACTTGAGAAACATCTATATTGGATGTCACTGCTCTGGTGTCATTATCTGTACCTTGGGGTTCCACGTCTTTCGGGGGCGCAACCCTTATAGGCAACCCTATGTGCGGCCCGGCCATTCTCCTAGGTGGCGGAACCCTCCATGGGTCGTCATTCATAGCTTTTAGTTCTTTATGTCCCATTTTTTCCGAATTTAATTAAAATTTTTAATATAAAATATGATACCAACGATAGATAAAAATTTATAAAAAATACCCAGACGCTCGAATTAAGCAAAGCAATAATGACACTCGCCCAAACGCTTAAACAAATGGGGCAGCTAATCAAACGAACAAAAAAACAATCGTGCTTGATCATTAGGTACTCAACGAAGGTCGTCGACGGGGCCATTGTTTCTATAAAATTTTTATACCCTTTAAAAAATCTTCCTAGACCCAACATCCTGCAATACTCATAAAACCCGTTAGTCTCAAGCCAGAGGACTAGTATCGTGCAAACTACTAATGGGTAATATAATGTTGTCATGTCAGTGTCCTGTCGTTATAAAAAAAGTCTGAAATAATCTGCCTGTTTCTTTATTTTTCCCAAAGTAATCTAAGCTCCTATGATAAAGATCCCCCCTATACATAACCATCCTGTTAAAATTATTTGACATAACCTCTATTAATTCCCATTTCGATAAATCATTGCCTTCAGAAGATAATTTCTCAGCTAATTTCTCGTCGGCTGGCTTTTGAAAAAACCCTGTCTCCTTATGCTTAAAAATCCCCGTACCCGCAGACGGAGGCGCGTCGGGAGTTAGATAACAAACCCCCGCCCAAGTGTTATAAGTATCCACATGGATCCAAGAACTATCCTCTTCGGTGGTATATTGAAATGCACCTGTATACGTTAAGGCTGATGTCGCCCACTCCACCTTACCGGCTGCATTTAAAAGAATTTTCTCGATGTTTTCTTTAACTGATTCAGATAGGTAGGGTTTAGTCCTTTTTCCCGGAAAATTTCCCGCTACCTCGAATTGCTGGGCAAGTGCAAATTCTCTAATTGCAAGTGGGTCAGGATAAAAATCATCAACTACTAACAGGTTGGTTCTCATTTTAAATATTATAACTAAATTCTTGTTAAATTTATATCATAAAATTTAAAAATGTCAAGAGCTTTTTGATCCTGTTTGTAAGGCTCCTTGTAGATGACCTCAGGAATTTTATACGCGGCAATAAGGGTGGCGCAATAAGAGCAGGGAAGTAGAGTTATCGCAAGTAATCGACATTCTCCCGAACGAAATAAAGAAAGACAATTTGCTTCGGCGTGGATCATATATGGTCGACGAAGATCTCGATTCTCCCAAAATGAAGAATGCGCCCGTTTACCTGAGGCTAAACCATTATAGCCCAGACCCAATACTTTATTATCAAAGCCTAAAGCACAAGCCCCTACTTTCTGGTAAGGGTCTTCGCTCCTAGTCGAGGCAGTCTCTGCTAAGGCTAGGGCGTATTGCTCCCAAGGTAGCCTTTTCATCTCTACAAGACAAACGACCTCTTGGCTCCCTTAACAACAACCAAATAGAAATACAATAAGAATAATGCTGGAATTAACATGTTTAACCTTTCCTTAGTTAGGGTAGCTCATCCTTGCTAGTCTGTCAAGGTTTTTTTAGCTTTTCCTCCCCTGAAAAACTATAATATTTTAAATGAACATTCTAGAAACTACTGAAAAACTGCTTTCCTTCTATGAAAAAAAAGATCATTTCGAGATTGAAAAAAACTTTAAAGAAATTGTTCTTGTCAGCGATAATCAAAAAGCAGACAAGGCGACAGTCCTTTGCGCTCTAGAAGAGCTGGAGAAAATGGAGCTAGTTAGAAGTAAGGAAATCGAAGATAAAAAATATTACATTCTTTCAAGGGACATGGAGTCATTCGAGCAGAACGTTACTATCAGCTACCAAACAGCAGTAATGATTTCAACCGTTGTCAATACGTTTTGCACGAAAATAGACGACAAACAAGACTGGTGCGACATTAAAAACATAGGAGAAAGAGACGTTAGAAATGCCGCTATTGTGGCAAAGCATTACGAAGAACAAATAGATAAGGTCATGGACATGAGCGAGGGGGATCCGGGGCCGTAATTTTTTTTATTGACTTGCGCGCAAGGGTTTGTATACTAGACCTAATAATTGTTCTTTTAAATAGCGGTGAACAGCGTGACAACGAATGAAGACACCTAAAGCCCGTAAAAAGGCGCTGGTTAAGTTAGCCCAATAAGCTACACGTTACTGCGGGAGCACGCGGCGTCAGAAACCAGAAAAACTCCAGAAACTTAAATCCTCTTTACAGGGGAAAAGCTAAGAGTCAGTCAAAAAAACAAGTCCCACCGCTTAATTAAAAAAAACAAAGACATAAACCTAAGTGCTCGCGAGCTACCGAGTTTGCACCTAAAAGCCCTACGGGGCAGGGAAAAACCGAGACTATAAACTAGGGAAGGCGAAGGACTGAAGCGGGTATTTAGGCGTAAAACGAAGGAAAAAACACCATTTTCTTAATAGGGCATCCATTGCTTAATCCCTTTTAGGGGGAAAACTTAAAGCTAAGAGTCAGTTGAATTAAGAAGGACTATGGGTAACAATATGTCTTGAGTATGAAGGTTGCAATTTTATTTTTTAGCACTAACCGGCCAGAGTTTTTGATACCTACTCTCGATAGTTTCGAAACATACATCGACTTTTCGGGCTTAGATACGCAAAAAATATTTATAGATGATTATCCCAAAAATAGAAGTACGGCATTTTTTTGGAGTTTAAAGAATGTTCATGGCATAGATGAAATGGTGCTAAACAAGGAAAACTTCGGACAAAGCGCCACTTGGTCTGAGGCTTGGAATCTTGTTCCTGAAGATGTAGATTATATTTGGCACCAAGAAGATGATTTTATATTTAGGCAAAAAATAAAAGTAAAAAACCTAATTAATATGTTTGATTCTTGTCCTGTCCAGTTAAATCAAATTGCCCTAAAACGTCAAGTCTGGTACGAGGGTGGAAAAGATTTTATCGGACAGGTAGAAGATGGCTCGATAGGCAAAGAGATTGAATTTGAGTCGAACAACGACACAACCGGAGAAAAAGAGTCGTGTAATTTGATACTGCATCAACATTATTTTAATGCTAACCCATGCATTTATCCTAGGTGGGTAATAGAGGAAAAATACAAGCACAACCCCCAAGAATCCGTAATAATAGATAACCTGAAAAGGAAGTACCCGGAAAAATACTGCGCTATCCTAGGAAAAAGAGCGGATCCAGCACTCACGGAGCATATAGGAGTATATACCCAAGGCAAAAAGGTGCTAGAGGGTGAGCCCGGATGGGATTGGCTAAAAGAATTCGACCCTAATAAAAAATACCTTTCCCAAGGATACTTACAAGAGTACTCTAAAGAAGAATGAGTTCAACAAAAACATTATCCTCAGAAGATTTTAAAAATAAGGGCTTATACATTGCTACCCCGTGTTTCGGAGGGCTAATGACAACTCAGTTTGGCAGTAGTCTTTTGGGTTTAGCTGGCCTACTGCAGACCTTTAAGATAAGAAGTTCTGTTTCTTTGCTTTCAAATGAGAGCCTCGTTGCTCGAGCCAGAAATACTCAGGTTGCAGAATTCATGGCTCAAGATGAACTAACTCATTTAATTTTCATTGATTCAGATACAGAATTTGAACCGGCAGATGTACTTCGTATGCTTCATAGCGATAAAGATATACTATGTGGCCCCTGTCCCCTTAAAGATTTACCGATATCATACGCCGTTTCCCCTATTCTTGATGACGAGGGCAATTGTAAAGTTGTTGATGATTATTTCATTGAACTTTATAAAGGTGGCTCAGGCTTCATGATGATAAGAAAGGGGGTATTTAAAAAAATGTTCGAACACTACAAAGTCTTAAAATACGAAGTCAACGAAGAAATAACTAAAAGGATTTGCGACAAACACAGTGACGATGGCCTTGCGAAAAAGTTCGAAGATAGTACCTACGCTCTTTTTGATACAAGTATTCGCGACGGTAAATATGATTCTGAAGGGCACACATTTTGTGAAAGATGGAAAGACATTGGAGGCAGAGTATTAATGGACCCCCAAATTAAACTTAACCACATAGGTAGTCACGTATTCAAGGGAGACATCTCAAAAGTTTTTGCAAAGTAATGAAAAATATTATCGGATTATCAGGGCTAGCGACTTCGGGTAAAGACCTGTTCTTTGAGTTGCTAAGCAAAGAAATCAAATGTAAAAAGTTTTCTTTCGCCGATTCATTAAAGCAGGTATTAAAGGGTCGAATCCTAAAAGAATACGGCATCAACGTCTTTGACTGCTCCCCAGAAGAGAAGAAGACTATACGGCCTATACTCGTCGAATACGGCACACAAAAAAGAAGAGAAAGCGAAGGCCAATACTGGATAGAAAAACTTACTCGAGCCATAAACGAAAGCGATGCGGACGACGACACGACAGCCGTCATCACTGACGTTAGATACAACGTCTATGCAAATGATGAAGTAAGCTGGCTAAAAGAAAAACTAAAGGGAACCTTAGTTTATATAAAAAAATATAAATTAACGAAAGACGGAATCGTTATGTACACTAGCCCACCAAACGACGAAGAGAGAAGGAACGACCCTCTAGTTAAAGGCACAGCCGACTACACCGTTAACTGGGAGCATCTTAGTAGTAGCAACCATGAAGAAATAAAGACTAAACTTCGTCCATATATTATAAATTTTTTAAATTGGCGTAAAGATAATGCAAGAAGAAGACGTGATACTGATAAGCAACTTCAAGGAGAAAGGTTGCGGCAAAAGCTTTGAAAAGCTAATGGAAAATCATGCCAAGCTCTTTTACAAAATCTGTCAAAAATATATTCCGATTTTCAAACAAGTAGGAGCGCCCAAAGAAGACATGCTCGAGGATATAAATTTTGTCTTTTACAAAAGCGTAATGTCCTATAAAGATTGCGGTAAATCAAAATTTTCTACATGGCTTGGGAACCATACTAGATATGCATGCCTAAACCACATAAATGCCTACAAAAATTATAATTACTTAGAGGAATCAACCTTAGACATAGTTGCTGCAAATTCCTTTTCGTCAGCCTCTGCTGTCGCCCGAGAGATGGAAGAAAAAAATAAAATAAAAAATGATGTTGATTATGTAGTATCAATCTTAGCCAAGATGAAAGATAAAAGAATACTGAAAGTCTACAGACTAAGATATTTTTCCAAAGATAAAGAGAAGCCCACTTGGGCCAGAATAGCTAAAAAACTTAGAGTAAGCACCCAGACCGCAGTAAATTTACACACAAGGGGTCGCAAATTCCTTCTAAGAAAAATGAACGCCAAAACAGCCCCGGTTAGCTTCCAAGATTTTGCCTAAAAAAACTTCTTGACTAACGAGCAAGGGTGGTATACTCTTGCACCAAGATGAACGAAACAAACAAAAATAGCGATTGGAAAGATCGCGAAGTCGGGGCCCTTTGGAAGAAGCAAGGTAGAAACCAAAGCTATCTATCGGGTCATGTCGTGGTTGATGAACTAGGTATGGAGAAGAAAATGCGAGTCGTCGTTTTTTCTAATCGCCAAAAGAAAGCTGGCGAGAATACTCCTGATTTCAGAATCTACGTCTCGAAAGATAGGAACGAAAACCCAGAGGCAGCCGTTGCCGTTACTGGAGCAGAGGCAGCCGTGGCTGAGCCAGTCTCAGTTTCCGTTGAGGAAAATGAAGAGACATTGTAAGTCGCAATGGACTTCGCTCTAAACGTTCCCGTAAATCAAGTTTCCTTTGGGCAAGTTTCAATCAACTTGCTCAAGGAAATTTTTTTGAGAGGATTTACCCCTAGCCTTTTTCCTATTGGAGGAAGCATAGACCTAAACGGTCAGGCCGAGCAATTAGCAGGGTTTCCTGAATGGCTGAGCAAATGCCTCGAGAAAGGACTTTCTTCACATAGCAGAGATACGCCAATCATAAAGCTATGGCACCTTAACGGGGGCATGGAGTCTTTTTCCCAAAAACAAATTTTAATTTCATTCTACGAACTTGATTCCCCGACAAAGGCAGAGTTGAACACCGCGAAGAACAATAGCTTGCTCTTCTCGTCAGAACATAGTGTTGATATTTTTAATCAGTTTGGGGCAAACTGCGGCTTTTTACCTTTGCCATTTGATGAATATAATTTTAAAGAAATAAATAAAAAATATTTTTCTGATGATAGAATTGTTTTTAACATAGCAGGTAAATTTGAGAAAAGAAAAAACCACCTTCCGGCAATAAGATCATGGGTGAAAAGATACGGCAACGATAGAAAGTACTCCTTACAATGTTCAATTTATAATAATTTTTTAAGCAAGGAGAAGAATTCAGAAATAGCAAATTTTGTAACAGAGGGTAAAAGATACTTTAACGTCAGCTTCCTTCCTTACATGCCATCCAACGATGTCTACAATGACTACCTAAATTCTGCCCACATCATACTAGGGATGTCTGGCGGAGAAGGATGGGGGCTACCAGAGTTCCACTCTGTTGCTCTTGGAAAACACTCTATCATACTTAATTGTTCGGGCTACAAAAGCTGGGCAAATAATTTAAATTCGACACTAATTGAACCTGACGGAAAAGAGGAGGCTTATGACGGTGTCTTCTTCAAGAAAGGTAGTCCGTATAATCAAGGAAATATTTTTAAATTTAACGAAGATAACTTCATAGAAGCATGCGAGAGAACTGTCGAAAAAGTAAAGAAAAATAAAATTAATACAGAAGGGCAAAAACTAAGAAAAAAATTTACGACAAAAAAAACAATGGACTTATTGCTCAAAAAATTAGAAGATATATGAAATGCCGATTTACATTTTCGAGAACCGAGAGACAGGAGAAACTAGAGAAATTTTCCAAAGGATCTCAGAAAAGCATGTCTTTTCTGATGAAAATGGGCTAGAGTGGAATAGAGTCTTCCTTCCATTTAATGTCTCAATTAACGCCAGACCAATAGACCCTTTCTCAAAAAAAGATTTCCTCAAGAAAACTGACGATAAAAATGTGACGATGGGTGAACTCTGGGACGCCTCAGCAGAGGCCAGCGAGAAGAGAAAACAAATAGAAGGCAAAGATAAAGTAAAGGAAAAGTTTTTCAAAAGCTACGAGAAGGGAAGGAAAGGGACAAAACACCCTGACTCAAACAAATGAAACAGGAAAAAGAGGATTTCAAAGTAAAGAAAAGAAATGGAAAGCTTCAGAGCCTAGACATCAACAAGATCAACCTATGTGCGCAAAGATCATGTCAGGATTTAGAAGGAGTTTCTGCAAGTGAAATTGTAATCGACGCAAACGTACAATTTTACGATAAAATTCCTACCAAAGAAATTGACAAAGCTCTCATAATGTCCGCGAGAGCAAAGATAGAGAAGGAGCCTAATTACTCCTATGTTGCAGCTAGATTACTGTGCGGGAACATACATAAAGAAGTATTCGGAATTAGCGTAGATAAAGATGCGTTCGATCACCAATATAGATTATCCTTTGTCAAAAACATAAAACTCTTGGTCAGAGAAGAGCAACTTGACGAAAGGCTCTTAGGGTTTAATCTCAAAGAACTATCTGAAGCTCTTGTCCTCAGCCGAGACTTTAAATTCAAGTACCTTGGCTTACAGATTTTATATGATAGATACTTTCATAATATAAATAAGAGGAGGCTAGAGTCGCCGCAATCCTTTTGGATGAGGATCGCTATGGGTCTTTCTCTAAACGAAAAAAACAAAGAAAAAAAGGCAATTGAATTCTATGAAGCAATTTCTACATTTATGGTTTGCCCTTCTACGCCCACTCTTTTTAATAGCGGGAGTGTTCGTAGTCAGCTTAGTTCTTGTTATCTCAATACTTTCGATGACAGCATTGATGGTATATTCGAAGGCGCTTGGCAAGAAGCCAGAAAATCTAAATTTGCTGGCGGGTTAGGCTTTGATGTCTCTAACTTTAGGGGGTCAGGCTCCCACATAAAAGGAACAAACGGTACATCAAGCGGATTAGTTCCATGGTTAAAAATATACAATGATTTACTCGTAGCTGTCAATCAAGGAGGGAAACGACCGGGAGCAGGATGCGCATATCTCGAACCGTGGCATCTAGATATAGAAGATTTCTTAGACTTAAAGAGAAACACCGGAGAAGAAAGAAGACGCTGCCACGACCTCAACACAGCGAACTGGATACCTGATTTATTTTTTCGCAAAATTCGATCTAATGACGACTGGTATCTATTTTCTCCTTCTGATACCCGTGATCTACATGGTCTTTGCGGAGAAGACTTCAACAAAGCTTACGGGAAATATTGCAAACTCGCAAACGAAGGAGTAATCAAAAACTTTAAGATTTTAAAAGCAAAAGAACTCTGGAAAAAAATGTTACGAACCCTATTCGAAACAGGGCACCCATGGATGACATTTAAAGATAATTCAAATTTTCGCTATTCAAACAAGCACAAAGGGACCATTAATAGTTCCAATCTTTGCACAGAAATATTCCTGCATACGAAACCCTCGAAATATAAGGAAGGAGAAAAGATAGAAATCGGAGAAACAGCAGTATGCAATCTAAGCTCGGTGAACCTGAAAGAACATTTGAAAGAAAACGGAAAACTGGACTTCAGGCGGCTAGGAAAAACCATAGCTACCCAGATGAGGATGCTAGATAATGTCATCGATTTAAATTTTTACCCCACAAAAGAAGCAGAGAAAGCAAATATGTCCCATAGGCCTGTCGGTGCAGGGACAATGGGGTGGGCGGACGTTTTTCATTCTTATCAATTAGACTACTCCTCCGATGAGGCAGTAAAATTTTCAGACGAACTATACGAGTTCATATCGTATAATTGTATTTTGAATTCTAGCAAACTAGCCAAAGAAAAAAAGGAATACGGAAGCTACGAAGGCTCCCTATGGAGCAAGGGAGTCTTCCCTATTGATACTTATAGAGAATTGATGGAATATTTAGGAGAAAAACCTATTATACATAGAGGTAAAAAATATGTTCCTGAACTCGATTGGAAAATCCTTCGTAAACACGTACAAGATCACGGCATGCGTAATAGCAACACTATGGCTATTGCTCCTACTGCTACTATTTCTTATATCCAAGGTTGTTCTCCTTCTATCGAGCCCGATTTTTCTGTTCTTTTTGCCTACGAAAACGCCAGCGGAAACCTACTAATAACAAACGAGTGGTTCGTCAATGAATGCAAGATGCTAGGAGTATGGAATATGTCATTAGTAGAAGCAATAAAATCCGTAGACGGAGATGTAATGAGGCTCAACGGAGAACTCCCAGAAGAACTAAAACGACAATACAGAACAGCCTTCGACCACGACCAATTCAAGCTAATAGACTGCGCTGCCGCTAGACAAAAGTGGATAGACATGGGACAATCATTAAATCTATTCAACAAACAGAACTCACTAAAATACTTGAACGACATATACATGCATGCTAGGGATAGAGGTCTGAAAAGCACCTACTACCTAAGAAATAAAAGCGCAAGTGAAATTGAGAAATCAACCATGCAGCCAGCCGCTTGTGATGTACTGGATGAATCATGCGAAAGCTGCCAATGAATAATAAACAAATAGAAATATTAGCCAAAGAAGCCGAACGAGAGGGAGAAAACAATCTTGCTATAATACTACACGTATATTTAGGCTCAAGAAAAGTAGAGATGGACGGAATGTTTGCAGAACATTGCCAAGATTTTGCTAGAAGCGGAATAGACTGGATTAACACTGAGAAAAGGATAAATAGAATTAAAAACAACTAATGAGTAAAACAGGATTATTGCTAGGAGAAGAAGCAGCAGGGGTAAACCAGATCCTACCCCATAAACACGAATTTGCTTGGGACTTATTCCTAAAAGGGGTAGCAAACAACTGGTCCCCAGCGGAAGTGAACATGAGCGAAGACGTTGATCAATGGAAGAACGACACCCTGACAGGGGACGAAAAACTTTTGGTTAAAAGATGTCTAGGTTTTTTCGCGGGTTCAGAATCCTTAGTTGCCAATAACCTGTTACTGTCAGTCAACCGATTCGTAACTGACCCAGAATGTCGCCAATATATATTAAGGCAAGCTTACGAAGAATCCTTGCACAACTGGACAGTTGTCACTTGCTGTGACTCTTACTCCTTAAAAGTAAGTGAAGTCTACGAAGCCTACATAAACATACCCAGTATCAAAGCTAAAGACGATTTTCTGATGGAAATAACCACCGATGTTACTCGCCCAGATTTTTCCACTAAATCGGTTGAGGGAAAAAAAGAATTTTTACGGAATTTAATTACATTCTATATCATCTGTGAAGGTACGTTCTTTTTTAGCGGATTTGCCATGCTTTTGGCTCTAGGTAGACAAAATAAACTGCCGGGACTTTCAGATCAGATTCGCTATACCTTAAGGGACGAGACTTTACATATACAATTTGGAACCTACCTAATAAATGAAATTAAAAAACAAAACCCATCGGTGTGGACAAAAAAGTTCGAAGACGAAACAATAAGGCACATCAAAAAAGCAGTAGAACTGGAGGTCGAGTATGCAAAAGATGTTTTACCTAGAGGAATTCTCGGGCTTAATGCTGATATGTTTATTGATTATATGCAATATATCGGCAATAGACGCTTGGAGGGCATTGGTATTGATTATAGATTTGACAGTACTGAAAATCCGTTTCCTTGGCTCAGCGAAGTAATAGATACCCAAGTCATGACCAACTTCTTTGAAAGAAAAGTCAAAGATTATCAAAGCTCTGGCGTCTTAAAGGATGATTTTTAACATAAATGAAAAAAACACTAACAACACTAGCTGTCGGGACGTTGCTATTTGCAATGTCGGCATGTTCGAGTACGGTAACCGTTGGCCCAGAGGCTAACGAAAGCTCCCTAGTTGGGGCTTCGGTTGGCACAGAAGGCGCAAGCATTACTGTACCATTTATTAGCGCCGAATTAAAACCGGCAACGAAAACTACTAAGAAAAAGTAGATAAAATAAACACCAATACAAACCCCATGTTTTCATGGGGCCTTTTTTTTGTGTAAGTATTATCATGGAAAATGAAACTATTGTTGTAATCATTATATTTGGTGTTCCGTTAGCGTTGATGTTTGCAGGGACGATATGGTGGGCGTGGAAAGATAAAGATAAACTTGATTAATTTTTTGTGTAATTACTATCATGGATTACCAAATTCTCGTTAACATAGCCGTTGGAGTAATTACCCTCATGGGCGGATGGGTTTTTAAGATGGTTCTCGGGATACTAAATGAAATTAAAGGGGAGCACCACGAATTAATGCTCAAACATCACACTGACATCGACAAACTAAGGGAAAAGCACAACTCTTTAGCCCTTTCTCTCCCCAAAGAATACGTCAGCAAGGAAGACTTCAAGATGTTTTCAGAGCGTATGAACGATAGATTTGACAGGCTTGAAGAAAAAATTGATAATTTAAATAAAAAATAATTGATTTCCCCTTACACCGTGTTACCCTTTCTGGGTGAATGTACTCTTTCCTGACATACATCTAAATTTAAGCAAAAACATGGCCAAAGCCTTCGATGAGCTTGGTCATACGATGATTATACCCTCGAAGGATTATAACATCCAACATCGCCCCAAGCCTCCTATCAAGGATTTCGTATGGAATGAAAGCTGGAGTCAAGAAAAAGTTGATCAAGACTTCATTCCAAGTAACGTAAGGTGCCTCAATAAAGAAGAAATCCTAGAAATAAAACCAGAAATTATTTTTATAACAGCTTACGAAAATCAATTTGAAATACTAAATGAAATATGGCCGCACCTGCAGCATTGCAGTAAGCTGGCATTCTATAGCGGGAACGATTACTGGGCTGAAGCTTACCCTTGGTATCTGGTACAAAATTATCTCTGCGCGGACTACCTAGCATTTACTCTCTGTCAAAAGCACGGAATTAATCACCTTTACTACAGGCCATGGGTCGATTATGATTCTTTTTCATTCGGGGGACCAACGGAATGTAATAAAATTAACTCCTACATAAACGATTATGAGGGCAATTTCCCAAAAGAGTATGAATTTTCCCAAGCACTAAAAGAAGCTGTTGACTTTATAGATTTTGAATTTTGCGAAGGCTTAGAGAAAAAAAACGTTGTAAAAAAAATGCACGACAGCTTAGCGACTCTTCATGTTAAAAATCTAGAAGGATACGGATACACAATAATAGAAAGCATGGCCTGTGGACGACCAGTATTCCTAAGCTCGGCATTATCAAAAAACAAAAGCTACGAAAACTGGGCCGTAGAAAACAAAACGTGCCTATATTTTGAAGACTCACGGGACTTTGCCTGTAAAGCTAAAGCCCTAATAGACAGTAAAGACTACAGAGAATACCTTCAAGGAAAATGTGCAGCCACAATAAGAGAACTAATAAATAACGAAGAACAAACAAATAAACTGGGGACCTTTTTAAACCGATTAGTATGAAAATTGTAGATTCATTTATGTTTTACAATGAGTTCGAGTTAGCTTTCCTAAGACTTAAAGAGCTGTACGAAAAGGTTGATCAATTTGTAATAGTTGAAGCGAAACAAAAACACTTAGGCGGAGATCGTGAACCAATCTTCTGGCAAAATAAAGAATTCAAACAATTCGAAAACAAAATAGACTATCGCCAAGTAGACTTAGTAGCTAACGATGGCTGGGGAAAAGAAAACGAACACAGAGTACATGTAGGCAAAGCCCTGAAAAGCTTTGTTCAGCCAGAAGATTTAATAATTTTTTCAGACTGTGATGAGATACCTAACATGAACACGGTTTTAGATAATAATTTTTTCATTCGAGTGAGTAGGGTGATTGCTCTAAATCAAATGTTTTTCTTGCATCGCAATAATTTATTTAGTAACAAGTGTGTGACAGGCTCTATCTGCGTCATGGGGGAGCTACTCCTAGAAAAGGAGGACTCCTTTGTCCAAGAGCTCAGAAACAAAAAAGACTATTTACTGAGACTAGAAAACGGTGGGTGGCATTACTCTTACTTCGGGGACGATGCAAAAAAACTGAAATTAAAGGGAGAATCCATAGCAGAAGGAAGCAAAACGCCGGAAGGAGAGGAAGAGAAAGTGCTTTCTAGCTGGAAAAAAATAATGCACGAAGCAATAAAAGAACTTAAAAGTCCCTTTTCTCAAGAAAAATTAAGGTTTCTTGACTTTTCGAAAGAAAATAAAGGAGAAATAAATTTTATTACAGCAAGGAAAGGAGAGTGGGTTAATGATAGAAGTTTTTTTGATTTTTGTCCGCCAAGCCTAACCGAACATGAAAACTAAAGTATATCGTCCACCTAAAAACCCGACATCCTCTCCGGGAAAAAAATTTATTTCAGTGGTGATGGCTTACTTCAACCGCCCAGAAGTTACGCTAAACACTCTGCGCTCGATTAACAGAAGCTCTTACAAAAATTTTGAAGTAATTATAGTTGATGATGGCAGTGATCCAGAATTAAAAATATCGCCTCACCTTACTAACGAATTTAATTTTCCCATCAAGGTGATAGAAATAGAAAAAGAAAAAAAACTACATACAAATTCTTGCGTACCTTACAATAAGGGCTTTCAAATTGCGACTGGAGACTTAGTGATAATACAAAACCCTGAGTCCTTACATGTCGGAGACGTACTTACGTTCTGTAACGAAAATATAAAACAAAATAAATACATCACGTTTGCAGCGTATTCTATAGGCCCTGAAAAACTTCCCGAATTAAAAAAGGCATGCCTAGAAGCGGACGGATTGACTAAACTAGTCGCCGATGTAAACTATTTATTTAGCCCATACGAAGAAAGAAACTGTGACGTTAACTCATTATATTCTTGGTATAATCATTCTAAGTTCAGGCAAGCCGAGTATCATTTTTTGAGCTGCATGATGAGAGAAGATCTTTATGATCTTGGCGGGTTTGATGAGGCCTTTGCGGATGGACTTGGTTTTGACGACAATGAGTTTATCACCAGAATAAGAAGAAAAAAAATGGACAGAACAATAGTAGATTCTCCATTTTGCATACACCAATACCATGACAGTGCTTCTGGGCACTGGTCGCCAGAAGAAACAGTTAGTAGGTCTATAAGAAACCAAATGGCATTTAATAGTTTATTTTTGCCAGAACGCATAAACGGATGGAGAGCAGAGAACGAGCAAACCCCACTAAAAATATAAAATGATCCCCGACTTATCAATAGCAATTGCCTATTACAACAGGAAACCTCTCTTCATGAAGACTCTAGAAGTCTTGGATAAGTATGAGACAAAAAACTTCGAAGTTGTCGTGGTGGACGACGCAAGTGAAGAAGAACATAGACTAGAAGATATAGTAAATAATTTTTCTTTTGATATAAACTTGATAAGAATAAACCCAGAAGAAAAAGCATACATAAACCCCTGCGTCCCCTTCAATATAGCATTTAGAAACTCAAGAGCAGACAAGATAATAATCCAAAACCCCGAATGCATACACGTCGGGCCAGTGCTAACCATAGCGGAGGAAATAACCAAAAAAAATGTCTATAATACATTTGCCTGCTGGGCAGCTGGAGAAGAAGTGACAGAAGAAATCATAAATTTTTCTCCAGAGACTTCAGAATTTGCCCCCCTTGTGCGAAAAACAATAGATAGATTCGAGACAAAAGTCGGCGATACAGTTGGTATTACCAATTGCTGGTATAATCATTTTCCTCTCCGGCAAGTTTGTTATCATTTTGCCTCATGCATCACAAAGGAAGATCTGTATGATTTAGGCGGATTTGACGAAAGATATGCGAACGGAGTGGGCTTTGACGATGATGAGCTTCTGCACAGGGCAAACAAAAAGGGCATGAAGATACAATTAATTAACGACCCCATGGTTGTACACCTCTTCCATGGCCTTGAGGCTTACCAAAACTCCGAATCCCGCAATAGGTTTCAGTTTAATAAAAATATTTTAGACAACTCGACGAAGAAAGAAGAGGGCTGGCGAGTGAACTGCCTTTTAGACTCTAAATACCAAAGCATCCACTGAGACTCAACAAGTGCAATGAAAACAGTACTAACAATTACAGGAATCCGCCCAGACTTCATAAGAATGTCTGAGATATTCGAGAAGCTTGATAAAAACTTTAATCATATACTAATCCATACTGGGCAACACTACGACGAACTTTTATCGGGAGTGTTCTTTAAGGAGCTAAAAATAAGAAAACCAGACTATAACCTATCAGTAGGAAGTTCTGGTAAAGAACACTTTCATCAGCTATCGGAACTTTCGGTAAATCTAATTAAGCTCATCAGGATGGTGAACATTAGGCCAGATATGATATTGTTCCTTGGCGACTCTAATTCTGTTTGCTCTGCGCTCCCCTTAAGAAAGGAGGGGTATACGATAGGTCACATTGAGGCTGGCATGAGATCGGGAGATAAAAAGATGCTAGAAGAAATAAATAGAACAGTATGCGACCATTGTTCAAATTATCATTTCGTCTATCATGAGGACTACAAACAAAACTTAATAAAAGAAAATTTACCTGAAGAAAATATTTTTGTTGTAGGAAATACCATTGTTGAGCCCTGTAAAAAAATTCTTTCTAGTTTAAATCTGGGACCGAAAGAAAACTCTCATATATTAATGGATATACACAGGCCTGAAAACTTTAAACATAAAAATAGATTGGAAAATATAATAGAATACGCGGAGACACTATCAAAAATTTACAAGATTCCGGTAAAAATGTTAGACTTTAAAAGGACAAGAGAACATATAGAGAATTTTGGAATAAGCACAAAGGGTATTCAAATTATTGATTTAATGTCTTACGTAGATTTTATAAAATTTCAATATCATTCTAAATTTATTATCTCAGACTCGGGGACGGCACAAGAAGAACCAGCCCTACTCGAGACGCCCGTATTGGTCCCACGAGATTATGCGGAAAGACCGCAATCCGTAAACAATGGATGCTCTGTCATGATTGACGTAAACAGCAAGAACCAGTGCGGTAAATCAACGTGGTTCAAAAGCTACCAGTTTATAGATACCTATGGAGACGCTCAAGAAACCCATGACCGCGAGAAATGGCTGGGAGACGGAGAGACATCAACTAATATAATAAATAAACTAAAGAAAATATTGTGAAAGTATATGATTGTTTTACATTTTTTAACGAGCTTGAGCTCTTAGAGCTAAGGCTAAAAGAACTTAACGAAGTCGTAGATAAATTTGTTATAGTTGAGGCGAACCTTACCCACACGGGCAGCCCCAAGGAATTTATTCTCGAACAAAATAAAGACATGTATTCAGATTACATGGATAAGATTATTCACGTAAAGGTCGAAGACCTCCCCGACTACAACAATTATCAAGGTATTTGGGAACCAGAAAACTTCCAAAGGAATTGCATCATGAGAGGCCTAACTAACGCGAAAGAAGGCGATGCTATAATGGTGTCTGATATCGACGAGATACCAAAGCCACCAGCTATAGCCTCAGCGCTGACAAATTCAGGAAAATGGAAATGGCTAGGATTTGAACAGGATTTATTCTACTATTTTGTGAACTGCAAACAAGCCCAGCTATGGAGAGGGCCAGTAATGGCTTGCTTAGGGGATTTCCCCAGCCCTCAGACACTCAGGGACGAGAGAGGTACGGTTCCTTTCGTCAGGAACGCCGGGTGGCATTATTCTTTTATGGGTGGAGCAGATAGGATAATAACCAAAGTAAAAAACATAGCTGAATCTAGCTTAATCATCGACAAGAT